TCTGCGGCCCGCCATATCTCCTTGTTGGTGCGTTTTCCTGAATCGAATTTCAGCTCTTTGCCGGTTAATGCCATGTATGCTTTCCGGACTGCACCCACAGGAGTCATTCCCGTCGCATCAACCGTATAAGGATTCTTGACCGACACAATAAATTTCTCAACGTTCGTGCCATATGCTTGTGCATATTTTTCCGTTCGGGCGAAGGACAGTAACCCTCGGTCCGTTTTTAAATCGCCGGCCCTATACGCCACATAATCACCCGAATCTCCCCACTTGGTTGGGTCATCTATATACTTAGCGCCGTTTCCCCCCGTGCTCCCGGTCGAAAATCTTCCTGCCCGGTCGTGATTGGGATTGAATTTAGAAATAACACTGCTAAATCGCATCTCTATCCCCCCTTGGCCAGGTAGCACCGCCGGCACAGAATGTCGCTTTCAGAGCGACATAATCCGCTCAGGACCGTTTTCATTTCCTGGCAATTCATAAGCTCCTCCCACGAGTCGGTCAGCAGATTGCCCAGCCGGTGTTGGAGCCCGAAGTCCGAACAGCACAGATAGACATCCCCGTTGGGGAGCATCATCCCGCCCCCGTGCGGGCGCTGGAACAGGAAGTTGTGCCCGCACTGAATGTTCCCATGGTGGTAAACCTTCACGGCCCCGAGGTCCCCCTCCAAGTTTCCCGCCCGGTCGTGGAGGATTAGGGGAAAGCTGCCGTGTGCATATTGAGCCACGTCCTCCCGGGGTTGCCCGCGGTGGTGGTTGAACAGGAACACCCCATTCGGGGGGTTCTCGGAAACGTACCGCAGCACTCCTTGGTAATAACGAGTTTGAGCTAGTATCATGCTCTCCTGGTTGTCCGGAATGTGGACCGAGAAGTGCGCGAAATTTATGTGTCGAATCCGGTCGTAGTCGGCCAGCTTGAGTCCGACCAAGGTGGTCAGCAGCATGACTTGGTGCCCCCGGGCGGCCGCCTCTAAGATCATGTCCGGGACGTCCTGGTTCATGCACGGCTCAGTGAATCCCGCAAACACGACCGTGCTCTGCTCCGGAATCTTGCCAATGGCCGTCCGGAATTCGTCCAAGGATAAGTACCCGGTGTGCGGATACCTCTGCTCGAACAGCTCCTGCGGACAGAATAAGCATTTATTGGGGCATCGCGGTGACGCCGTTATTTCCAGGTAAGCTCCCATCAATCCATCTCTCCAATCCCGAAGAGTAATGTGCACCTACAATTCGGATGCCTGCTTGGCCCCATCCCTCCAAACTCAAAGGGTTCGTCGATCGGCACGGTGGTCCCGTGCAAGCCTGAGCATAGCGAACACATACGCTCATCCACGGCCGCCCACCAAGTTTTAGTCTGAATCCCGGTCTGCTGCGCTGCCGATATCGCGCCCATGTTGGCCGCGTTAGTCGTTTCGGTCCTCGCGATCATATAGCTGCGGTAGCGGCTGGCGTACTCCATGACCTCGCGGATCCGCTTGGCAATTTCGTCCACGCCTTCGCCCTGCGTCCAGCCGTCCTCAATGGTCTCCCGCAGGGCTTCCCGAGTAGTATCAGTTACCCCTTTGGCCAGCTCGGCGGCGTGTTCCTGAATCCACACCCGGGCCGAGTCGTTCATTGGGTCATAGGTTGCGTCCAACGACTCTGCCACCCGCTCTGCGAACACAGCAAAGGTTGCCTCGAGTTCGGGCAGGATATTCTCCATGAAGTCCTGCTGCTCAGCCAGGGGGTCGATGATGCCTTCAAACCAGGGGGCCTTTTCAATCTTGTACTCGGGGATATCACTCTGTGGCGGAAGCGCCCCGATTATTCGCTCCGCCTGTCGTCGAAAAAATCTTCAATGATTGGCTGGGCTTTTGCCTCTTGCTTGTGGTGGACCTTCACCCAATCGGACCAGTATTCGTCTCCTGCGTCGTCAGCCTTGGCCACTGGCTCATTGCCTCCTCCGACGTTCGCCTGTGCGCCATTTTTGGGGTCGGGGTCGGGTGTTTGCCCCTGCTGTTTATTGCCATTGCCCTGCGGCGGCGCTGGGGCCTTATCCGGCGGAATAGGCCCGTTTTGCCCCGGCGGCGGGGTCGGCTCAGGCTGTTCCTTGCCCACTTCGACCCAAGTGCTCGGCTGGAAGTATTTTTTACCTTCCTCCTTGTCCTCGTATGGTCCCAAGCCGATCCGTTTCCGACCTTCGTCAGGGGTCATCAGTCGGTTGCTGACACCTTTGACTGCATAGTCCAGATCAGCCACGGCATCGCTCAGGTCCATCTCGTTCAGCTTCCACTTCCACCCGCCCAGTTCGAACGGTGCAAACAAAAATGAGTTCAAGCGGTGTTCTAATATCTCCTGGGACGGGGCGATCACTGACGCCTTGTAAAACTCATTCATCTCGGCTGAGGTCGACCCTCCCAGAGAACCGGTTATGGGCCATCCGATTCTATAAGGCGGCACCCGGTGGGCTATACATATCTCCAGATTGTTGTCCTGCCGGTATAGCCGATGGGACGCGTCCTTGGTTTCCGGGGTCAGTCTCTCGAGCCTGACTTTTACTCCCTCGGTTTCGGCCGGCACCGGAAGGATGGCCAGCTTGCCGCGGGTCTGTTTGGTCTCGTAGCTAAAAAAGGACTGTAGGGTCGCGGTGACCTGGGGGTCAACGTCAGCGCCCTCGGCGATCAGCAATGTGTCCGGGATAGTGCCTTGGGAAAACCAGTTGATATTGAAGTCGCGCACAGCCATTGCGCCGACTATCGCCCCTAGCCCAGAGATATACGCTGGTATTCCGTAGTAACTTGACCGGCCCCCGGCCTTGCGGATTACTATCAGTTGGCCGGCCTGCTCTTCTTCGGGGATGCCGTCCTTTTTATCCCCGCTGTGCATATCGTAGGTGTCCTCGTCCCCGTATCGCTTGAACCACCGAACCACCCCGTCGCGGTACTGAGCATAGCGAATCCCGTCATTGTGCACCCGCACTGTGTAGGCTGGCACGTGATAGAGTTCGGCCATTTGCCCCTTGCCGTCGGGGACCACTTCAAGTATCCCCCAGCCTATGGTCTCGAAGTCCTCCCACATAGCCCGCAGGATTTCGCGGAAAGTCATCTCGGGGTTGCATTGTTTCAGCAATTCCTCCAGCGCCTTTTTCTTGCCTATGTCCGGTTGCTTGTCCTCGTCCTCGGACACCCACTGCCACCCCAGCCCGGCGATATCGTCGGCCTTGGCCTCGATGCACGCACTGTGGATAGGGTTTGATTCCTTCAGTTCCATGAGCTTATCGAAGGAGTAGGGGGGCTTAACCAGTCCGTACTCCCCGTAGAGCTTGCCAAACGGGTCGGCCGGTAGTTGCCTAGACCCTCCCGCGGCACCGCGCCCTTTGGCCTGCATGGCTATTGCTTTGTTTATTATTGCCTTGGCCATTCCCATCCTCCTTTTAGACCACTACCCGGGAGAGGGTCTTGGACTCTTTGTATGCCTGGATTCCCGCGTAAGCTGCGCAGTCCACCTGGTCCTTAAACTCCCCATTGGGGAAGTTGATCAGTTCTTCTTCGTAATCCCCCAGGTATGCCGCGCCTTGCCGGTGGTAAACTGCCCCCAGCTCATATCTTGCCGCCATCGGCCGCGCCCGGGACACCTTGTCGCGATCGGCGTTGAGTGCCTTGATCGGCAGCCCTTCCCGCTTGCCCTGCTGGATGATGTTCAAGCCGTAGACCTGTTTCTCAACACTCTGGAACCGAGGCCGCCAGCGTTCGAATTGTGACTTCATGACCGCCATGTGCTTGGTGGTCTCTGCCTTCTCCCGGAACACGTCCATCAACAGCAGATCCCGGTCCGGGGTCATTACCCAGGTCGCACACACGAAATAAGCGCTTTGTAATCCTTCGGTGGCCGCGGGGTCAATGGTCTGGAATATCCAACACTTGTCCTTGTCCCAGCGCTTGTCCCCTTCCGGCCGATGTAAGACATAAACGTCGTCTTTGACCTCGAAATAGCGGAAGTAAGAACGTTTAAACAGCACGCCTTCCTCCGGCATGGGGCGTTGCTGATAAAGGGCAGAAAAGAAATAAGACCCCAGCCGGCGTTTGATCCGGTCAAGGTCCTCAACGTTGTAGCGGGCCGGGCATAATGCGTCCCCGGGCTGTCGCCCTATGGGATCCTCGTCCTCAGCTAGGGCTGGGAGACGGATTATGCGCCATTGCTCCCCGCCGTTCTCCATGTCCTTCAATAGGCGGCCAATCAAATCATCCTCGTGCCATCGGGTTGCGATTATAATAATAGCCGCCCCGGGTTCGGCCCGGGTATAAAAAGTCGACGTAAACCAATCCCATTGGGCGTCCCGGATAGTTTTACTGGCCGCTTCCTTGGCGTTCTTCAGGTAGTCATCTATCATCCCCAGGTGGAATCCCTTACCAGTGATCGGGCCTCCGATACCGGCTGTGACCATCCCTCCGTCGTGGCCTTCCAAGTCCCAGCGGTTAGCTGCGCTCGACTCTTGGCTCACTTTGAGTCCGTATAGGGATTGCCCGTGCTCCTCTAATATGTCCCGGGCCTTGCGGCCCCATGACGCCGCGAAGTCGGCCTCATAGCTGCACAGCATCACCCGTTTATCCGGGAAGTTGCCCAGGAAACACGGCGGCGCGTGCTTGCTGACCAGTTCGGATTTGCCATGCCGGGGCGGGGTCTCGATTATCAAGCGGAGGTTGGTCCCCGCGAATACCTCCATGAGTTCC